CTGCATCGATCAGGAACCGGGTCGCAGCGGAACTATCCGCTTGCAGCGTTATTGTCGTCCCTTCAGCTGCAAGCGCTCCACGCGTCCCGGATGTCCCAATGATCTGGATTCCATTGCCCGACACAGTCAGTTTTCTGCCTGTGGTCGTTGTCCCGACTCGCATGTCGCCAGAGATGGTGGTGTCTCCCGTGACGCTGAGCGCCATCGCTGCGTCAGCGGCTTGACCGACGCCAAGGCGTGAAAACTGCGGAGTGCTCGTCGTAGCGATGCTCTGAGGCAGCGCAAGTGTCGGATCCCCGCTAATACCGTCGCCGTTGGTAACCGTGACTTGGTTTGCCGTGCCGATGATGGTGCGCGTGGCTGCGGTTCCAGCACCCGTGCGAGCAACCAGCCCGGTCGCACTCAGCCCGGCGATGGCCGTCAGGTCAGCGTCCAAGGATTGGGCATCGGTGATTCCGTATCCGATCAGCGTCGTCGGCGTGCTGGTGATGGTGCTCCACGCTTGGTTGTGCGCGGTCGGAGTGCGTGCGTCGCTCAGCCTGGAATCGTTGCCAACGGCCGCGGTCGTGCCCGTGGTGCCAAAGCCGGGGAATGACACCTTCGCATTCCAAGCTGCGGCGCTGGCGATGTAGGTGTCGGCAATCGCTGTACCGTGCCACGTGCCGGCAGTGATGGTGCCCAGCGTAGTGATGCTGGGAGTACCCGCCCACGTCGAGAGCGCGGTGTTCTCAACCGAGCCGAGGCCCACGTCGCCAGCCGTCACGCTGACGTTGCTTGAGAGCGCGTGCCCGTTGACGGTGCGCGACGTCGGCACGCCGCCGAGGCCTGCGAGCGTGATCGCTGCAGCGGCGCCGGCCGGGTCGTACGCGGTCGCGGCGGTGAAGGCCGCAGTGCCGAACGTGCCACCTGCAGCGCTCGTCAGCGACGACGCAGTGACACCACTCGCGAGCGTGGACCCGGTGAGCGTACCCGCTGCGGCGGGAACGGTGATGTTCGCAGTGCCATCGAAGGACACGCCGTTGATCGTGCGCGCCGTCTGCAACGCTGTCGCCGTGCCGGCGTTGCCGGCCACGCTCGTCTGGTCGCCGGTGTTCGTTCCGCTGAGGTTCGAGCCGGTGACCGTTCCGGTCGCTGCCACGCTGGTCGGAGCGATCGCGCCAATCGAAAGCGTGATCGCTGGCGTCGTCGACGCGTTGGCAACGGATCCCGAGACACCGTTCGCGCTGACCACGGAGACGCTCGTGACCGTACCGGACCCGCCGCCGCCGGCGGGTGTCGACCATGCGCCGGTGCCATCGAGGTACTTCGCCGCGTCGTTCGGCAGCTTCGGGGCGAAGCCGTGGCGCATAGTCGAGACGTTGTTCGTGGTAACGTCCGAGAAAGTCAGGGTCGCGTCCGACTGATCCCCCGTGTTTGTCCCTGTGAGGTTGGCGCCGGTGACGTTGCCTGTGGCCGCGACCGAGCTCGGGGTGATTGCCCCGAGGGAGAAGGTGAGAGTCGGCGTCGTGGTCGGATTCGCGACGGCCGCCGAGACTCCGTTCGCTGTGGTGACCGCAACGCTGGTAACGGTGCCGGTTCCGCCTCCGCCACCGCCGGCGGCAAGGCCACTGAGCGGGCGCCAGCGCGCCGCCGTCGCATCGTACCAGAGGCCCAGCCCATTTCCAGCGGCGAGCTCGTAGTTCGCACCGCCGAGGTCGAAACGGTTGGCCGCCGCGGATCCGGTGAACGCGTGAGCGAGCGAGATCGGGTAGCCGCCGATGTTCGACAGCCAGACGATGCGGCCATCGGCGCCGCCGGCGAGACCGGTGATGACGCGCGGTGCATCGGCGGCGACCCGAAGGAATGTCGCCGCCGAGAAGCTCGCGGGCGCGTAATCGTCGACGTCGGCGGTCAGCTGCGGGGGCGTGATGTCGCCGGTGAACTTCACCGACTGCTGGACGGTCAGGTTGCCTGCGAGCGTGTTCTGCGCGGGCAGCGGCGAGCAGGACGCGACGAAGAAGGCTAGGAGTGTGAGGAGCTTTTTCACAGGGAAACTTGAACGAGTGCGCGGTAACCGGGCCCGGGGACGACAGCGCCGAACTCGAGAGAGAAACCGGCGTCGGTGAGAGACTTGACGACGAGCGCGGTCGTGAACTCGTAGCCATCGGACGGAGGCAGAAGCGTCGCCTTGAGCCCGCGGGGGACGCTCGGGAACGCGGTCGAGAAGGTGACGGCTTGGGCGGCGGCGCCCTCCTCGAGGTCGACAGTGAACGTCTGCACGAACTGGAACGCCTGGACGCTGAGCTTGTACCCGCCCGACGGAACTGCGGCGCCGAACTCGGCGACGAAGCCGGCGGCCGTGATGTTTGCCGGGTTGATCAACACCTCGAACGTCTCGCCACCGGCCGGGACGAGGAGCTGCACGTAGAGGCCACGCGGCGCCGACTGGAAGGCGGCGGGGAAGGTGACGGCACGCAACGCCTCGCCCGCCTTGAGCGAGACCTCAAACACGTTCGACAGCGGCCACTGCGGATCGGATGGAGGAGCCGACTTGAGGATCAGGTCAAGGAAACTCCGCCGGCCAACTTCGACCGGCGGAGCGGCCACCTCGTAGCCAACCCCCTCACAGAATACCCTCCAGGTCTCGCGGATGTCCGACCGGTAGCGGATGCGCATGACTCCAGCTGCCTCGGCAACGCGCGACTGAGCGGCGACGAACTCACGGCCGTTCCCCGGCAGCATCCGACCCCAGACGTACGCGGAATGCGTCCACGACTGCACCGCTCCGCCGATCGCATCGAGAGTTGTATCGAGGCGGCGGAGTGAGACGTAGCGGTCGAGAAGCCCGGGGTTCATGGTTCAATCGGTGGGATCGTGCCGATGCGGACACTCGCGAACGTCGCAGAGGTGACTCTTCGAGGCCTTGCGCCAACGCCATGCGAGGAACGCAAGACCGGCGCACGAAAGTGCGAACGCGGCGAGCTTGTCGTAATGGCCGGCAATGTACGAACCGGCGGCTGTCGCCATCGTGACGAGAAAGGTGAAGAGGTCCCGGAGTAGGTCGCGCATGGTCAGACGGGGTTCTGCCGGTACTGCCAGAGGATGTTCTGGATTCCGTTCGGCAGCTCGGTCGCGATTGTGCCGGTTACGACTGGAGAGCGGTTCTCGAAGTAATGGGCGGCCGTCCAGAGGATCGCCTGCACGACGTCGGCAGGGATCGGGCCGACCTTTTCGGCATCGGGGCCGAACACGCCGCGCAGGAAGATCGGGGAACTCCGGTCGGTTGCGATGTCAGAAGGCTGCGCGAACGACTCGCGAAATCGGATCGTCGTGGAGTGCGCCATCTGACCCTCGATCGAGTAGGAGTCTGCCGCGAACAGGACCTCGGCTCCGGAGGTGTTCACATATCCAAACGCGGTGATGGAGCCAAGCGGTCCGCGGGCAACGTTTAGCACGCTGCCGAGCTCGGCCCAGCGGAGTTCGAGCGTGCGTTTCGCGTAGGTGCGTCCGGTGTAGTTCTCGCACGCGACGCGGGCGGACTTGATGCACGTCTCGAGGATAGCGTCATCCTCTTCGGCGCTGTGCGTGTAGGAGCGCGCGGTCTCGACGGATACGGGCTCGACGGCTGCGACCGAAAAGCCGATCTCCCCGACTTCTGAGACGGGGACGATGCGGGCGGGAGTGCGGTGGCAGTGCATGGCAGAATCAGGAAGCAGCGGCTGCGGAGTTGGCCGGTCGCCGAGCGAATATCTTGCGCGACTCGGGTGTTTGTTGGACCGCCTCGGCGATGCCGGTGGCGATGAGCTGCGAGGCCTGAACCTGCGGGAGATCGCGAATCTCGTCTTGCTCGAACGAGTCGCTCGCAGTGGCCATCGGAGTGAGGAAGCGGACTTTCATGGAAAGCGTGAAGAGTGGGCTGTCGGTTGGCGTTTCGGACAAAGCCCGACGGACCGTGTGAGATCCGCCGGGCAGCAAACTGCGGAGTCAGCTTACGCGGCGGCGCCGTGCGTGAAGGTCACGATGGCCTTCGCGTCGAGCAGCTCGGCGTCATGGCGGGCGGAGAACTTGAAGCCGATCTGACCATTCGCGGCGTACAGCTCATTCAGGCGCTGCATCGTCATGCCGAGGCGGTCGACGATCTGGTAGCGCTTGAGATCGCCGAAGACGACGGTCTTGGCCGAAGCAGCCGCAGTGGGACCGCCATCGGAGACGAGCAGCGGACGGCCGAGCAGGCGGTCGGGCTGTCCATCCGCGAGGCCAGGTTGCCAGAGATACTGGTTGTCCGAGCTCTTGAGCTTGCGGATGAGCTTCACCATTCCGTCACCCATGAGCCAAGACGCGTTCTTTGAGGTTGTCACCGGTGATGGCCGGAGTCGCGCTGACGGCGCCGGTGATGCCCTGCACGTTCACGCCGCCGACGGCGGTGACGGCAAAGAGGCCATACGGCTTGCCGGTGTTGTTCCCGGTACAGAACGCCGTGGCCTCAAGAGCGGCGGTGCGCTCGGCGGCGAGCTGGCGGAGATAGGCTTCGAGGTCGAAGCTCGCGTCCTGGAGCAGCTCCTCCGACACCTTGACGATTCCGCCGAACTTGTACGCACCAATGATGACGCGGCCGAAGCTCGGGTCGGATTGCTGGTATTCACCTTCCTCGGCGACGTAGTCAAATGAACCCTTGCTTGCCTCGATGGGGATGTTGCGGTCGCTCGCCGTCTGGATGACGGTGGCGGCAGCGCGAATCGGGTCCATCTCGACGAGCGAGGTGTACACGGCGCGCTCGAATTCCTGCGGGACGACGTATCCGCCTTCGGAGTTCGTGCCCTCCTGCAAGGCGTTGACGTGGTCGGGAGTCATGCCGTTGATGCCACGGCGGGCGTAGCCATTCAGGAACGCCGAGCGGTAGGAGTCGGAGGCGCGACCACTCTTCGGCTTGTCGCCAGTCGGAGCGACGCCGGGGCGGAAGTCGGAGTCGCGGAAGCCGGCGACGGAAGCCTCGGCGGTGGCGACGGTCTGTTCGCGCTTGATGGAGATCTCGACGCTGGCGAGATCGTTTTCCATCGCGGTGTACGAGGTAGACTCGTCCGCGGTGAAATCGCGGTTCGCCTTGGCGGCGGTATCGAGGAGGGCGCGCATCTTGGAGACGATCTCGCCCTTCCGCTGGAACAGTTTCTTAAGCATGGTGTTTCCTTACGGTTTAGGTTTGTTGATTTGCCTCAGCGCGAGGCGCGCCTTGGAAAGTGGTTACGGATTACTCGCGAGTGAGGAGTTCGAGCCGGCGGCGATAGAGCGCGAGCGGAGCAACCGCCGGCTTCTGCTCGACGACCGGGGCGTTCTTGAAGCCGGTGAGATCGAACTTCGCCGAGGCCTCTGCGACATCGTCGCGGACCTCGTCCGCGAATCCCCACGCCTTCGCCTCCTTCGCCGGCAGCCAGGTCTCAGCGTCCATCGCCTTGACGAGTTCGGCGCGGGTCTTGCTGGTTTTCTCGCGATAGATTTCCACGAGCGAGTCGCGCATATCGTCGAGGACGAGGGCCTGCTTGCGAAGATACGCAGCGTCTCCGAACACACAGCACGCCGGGTTGTGGATCATCATCTGCGCGTTCTTCGCGAAGCGGACCTTATCGGCCGCAAGCATGATGACGGTGGCGATGGAAGCGGAGAGCCCTTCGACGACGGCCGTCTTCTCCGCGGGGTGGGCGCGCAGCACGTTGTAGATCTGGAACCCGTCGAACACGGAACCGCCCGGCGAGTTGAAGTGCATCGTGATCTTCGGCGTCTTGATCGCGTTCAACTGCGCGACAACGTCGGCCGGCTTCGTGCCGAAGAATCCGATCTCGTCCTGGAAGTAGAGGTGGGAGGTGTCCGGGTCCGCGGCGTCGACATGCACGCGGAACCATTCGCGGTTCGCGAACTGCGGCTCGCCAGCGATGGCGGTGAAGAGAGGAATCGGCCGTTGGAGTTTCATCGGAGAAGAGCGTCAGAGTTTCGGGGCGCCGAGGTTCTTGGCGTTCTCGGCCGGTACCATGTTGCTTGGGACGAGGTACATTTTCCCGAGCCCATCCGGCAGCGGGTTTTGATCCTCGAGCTCGCGAATCTCGTCGGCGCAGAGCCAGCCCCACTGGCGGCCGATGCCGTAAGCCTCGAAGCGAGTCTTGATGTCGGCGCGGAGCAGGCCGGACAGGTTGAGCTTCACGAAATACGTGCCGCGTTCATCACGGGTGAGCAGCCGCATGTTGCAGCTCGCCTCCCATGCGGTGACGATCGGGAGTAGCGTATCCGAAACCCACTCGATGGACTGGTGCTCGATGTTCGAGAACGTCGCGTTGTCGAGAATGCCAACCTTGTGCGGAGGAACGCCGAAGATGCGTGCGATCTCCTTGGACTGGAACATTCGCGACTCGTTGAGCTGTGATTTCTCGTTGTCCGTCTGAGAGGCGACGAACTTCATCCCGTGCTCAAGGATCGCCAGCTTGTAGGCGTTCTCGGTCCCCTTGTAGGATTCCTCGAACGACTTCTTCAGCCGCTTCACTTCCTCGTCCTTGAGAACTCCGGGGTATTCGAGGAAGCCACCCGGCCGGCTTGCGTTGGCGAAGAAGCGAGCGGCGTTGTCCTGAAGGGTGATTGCGAGAGCGATTGCCTCGCGCGCCTGAGTCATCGCGTCGAGCCCGACTACCCCGTTGAAGGTCGCCTGCCGAAGATGGAGAATACTCTCGGGCCCGTACTCTTTCCCGTCGACGGTGTAGACGAGCCGCTTCGTCGCCGCATCGCGGCGCAGGGAGTAGTTGACCGCGTCGACAGGCCATAGTTCAGCGACTCGCCCGTAACCGTCGCGGATGATGATGGCGATGGCGTTGCGGCGCAGCGTAAGGTTGCTCTGCATCGCCGTCCGAAAATCGATGGACGTCATCTCCGGATTCGGCTCATCGTGCAGAATCGAGTAGAGCGGATGGTCTGTAGCCGGCTCGCGTCCACCACCGGGCAATCGGCGGTACACCTGGAACGGGAGGCAGGATACGGCCTGCGCGATCTTGTTCACACAGGCGAAGACGGTCGCAACGCCGAGCGCAGTATCCCGCGTGACAGTGATCCCGGACTTAGTACGGAGCCCGCCAAGCAAAGCTTCGACAAGCCATTGCTCGGGCGTGGCAAGGGTAGCGTTCGAGTGCTTCGCGCCCTTGAACGGGTTAAGGCTAGAGAGAAAGCCGGTGATGCCTGCCACGGCTCAAAGCATGAGCAGTGATGCCGGGCAGTTACAGAACGCGGATTTGACCTATTTTGACCTGAGATGCGCGGGCGAGCTCACGGATATTCGCGCCGGGAGGAAGGGAGCGCCAGAATGCATGCAGCTCCGAGAACCGGGCGAATCTCCCGGAGAGGGAGCCCGGCGCGATGAGCATCAGGTTTCGGACGTGATTGTAGGAGACGACGACTCCGATCTCCGCGAACGCGTCAACGAGCTCCTTCGCCGTCTTGTACTTCTCTTCGGCCGAGCTCATAGCGTGATGATTCCCCGCGACGCGTATGCCGATCGCTCCTGATCCGGCATCGTCAGCTTAGCCGCGAACGCCATCCCGAGTGCGACGGCGCCATCAATGCGCCCTTTGCTGCGGCCCTTGTGAAGCATGATGTTCTCGCTCGGCCCAACGTGCGGCACGGCGTTTTGGATGTTCCACCGCGCAACCGGGTTGCCGAAATGGTGAAGTGTCCCGCCAATGACGCGACGCTCGATCTCACGATACGGCCGGGAGAAGTTGCCCCACGTCTGCGCCAGAGCGGACACCTGGGCCCACTCGCTGTCGTCCTCGCGCTTCAGCACGTCGGTCATTCCGACGGCGTCGCGGATCTGCATCGCGCATTCGTGGCCGTGGCTGGGATCGTACCAGAAAGCCTCCGCCTGCGCGGTCTTGAGTAGCGCCGTGACGTCCTCGACGATGCGGCGATAGTCCGTGATGTTGCCTTCGGTCGCCGTCATCCATCCTGCCCGCACCCATTCAGAGTAGGGCGCGCGGTCTGCGATCCCGCGTTCGCGCAGCGTTTCCTCTGGCGTGAAGAACAGCCACGCGACGCACGCGATGTCACCCTCGAACCAGAGCAGTGCGACAGCCGCCAAGTCTTGCGACCGGCTCGCGTCGAAGCCCGCAAACACCTGCTTGCCGGCGAGGCGAGCGAGAACCTGCGCTTGCGTGCGCGCCTCGCCAAGGCATCCGTCCCACGCGTCCATTGAGAGCCAACCGCCGACGGCTTTTTCAGCCCGCTTGTCGAGTTGCTTGACGAGGAAGTCACGCATCTTTCCGGGCGACAGCGCCGCCTTCGCGGCCTGGTCTCGCATGTATTCGAGACTCTTTCCGCAACCAAGACTCGGATTCGCCTTGAACCATGAAGCCTCGTCGAGCGGATCGTCGCCTTCGTCGATTGTGAAGACGAGCCCGAACACGTTCGCGCCGGCGTCGTCAGCGAGAGCGTGATCCTCGAGTATCGACTGAGTAAGCGCGACCTGTTCGTCGAAGATTCCATCGCGTACGCTTCCTTCGGTCGAAATCTGGAAGAAGAGCGGTTGCCGGCGGGCGCCGGTCGCTGAGTCGAGAACATCCCAGAGGGCGCGCGACTTCCACGCGTGCAACTCGTCCGCCAAGATCCCGTGGGGGTTGAGACCGTCCAACGTCTCAGAGTCGGACCCGACCGGGCGCCATACCGACGCCGATGCGTCGTGTCGGATCTCGTTCACGGTGCGCTTGAACGTGTCGCCGGCGCCGGGGGAGAATCGCACCATCTGTCGGCCGTCATTCCAGAGCAACTTCGCTTGGTCCTCCTTCGTCGCAACAGAGTACACCTCGGCCGCTGGCTCTCCATCGCCAGCCAACATGAGCAACCCTATACCAGCGCCGAGGAAGCTCTTGCCGTTCTTGCGCGGCACAACCACAAGCGCGTAGCGGTACCGGCGCAGTCCACCATTCTTCTCCTTCCACCCGAAGAGCGATCCGACGACGAAGCATTGCCACGGCAGCGGCTCAAACTGTCGGCCGGCATACTCTCCCTTGTAGTGGCGGAGCAACCGCAAGAACGCGATGGCCTTCTCCGCGGCCTTCACATCCCAGTAGAATCTCCCGGAGGTGAGATCGCGAAGGTGCCGTTCGCACGCGAGGCGAACCCACTTGCAGGCCGGCACCTTCCCGGCGACGACGCTGCGGGCGTATGCTGTGGCTGAGTCCTTCATTCCTTTTGCGTGTACGCTGTGAACGGGTTGTCGCTCTTGCCGGTTGCTCCGGACTTCGGGATGCGGGACCGGGCCGCCGGCGTAAATCCGAACGCGGCCGCTGTCTCCTGGCACACGGCGTTGCACGCGCGCCAGGCCGTGATGAGCGGGTGCACCTTGATGCCGCCGCGGTCGCCAGCGGTCACCCACTTCTCGGCCTCGAGGGATGTGAACAACTCGCGCTCCTTCACGGCCGCGCGACAGTAACGCTCGATCGCGTCGGCGTCGGGTTCCTGCGGCGGCTGATTGGCCGCGGTCAGTATCCTGACGATGCGGCGGAACTCCGTGCGCGCCTCGCCGGTCAAGCGGGCAGGGCAGCGGGCACCGACGCGGAACGAGACCGTCGGCTTGTCCTTGGGGGCGGGTCCGCGGGCGCCCATCAGACTAGCCCTCCGAATTGCGAGAGGCGGACAAAGCTCGCGAAGAGCGACACTGTCTCCAGCCCCTGGCGCTCGCGTGCGTTGCAGTCGCCATGACAGCGCGTGCAGACGGGCGCGAGATTGTCCCAGTCGAGCGCGAGATCCGGCCGGCGCTCGACGGGCTGCATGTGGTGGACCTGTGTCGCGAGCGCGGAGCCGCACGCGCCACAGATCGGATGCCGTGCGAGGAAATGGGCGCGGAGCTTCTGCCACGCGGCGGAGTTGCGCAGGGTGGCCGCCGCTGCGAGCTGAGGGTCAGCGGAGCGGCGGCGGTCGTACGCACGGCGCGCGGTCTGGACCGGGCGTGCGGCGGAGTGGGCGTAGGGCGGGCGGGTTGGCATGGTCAGTGGTTGTTTTTGCTCACCTCGGCGAAGGGTGGTTGCTGGCGTTTTCCGGGCCTCTAGGAATTTCAGCGACGCGGTCTTGATCGCGGGGGAGGCCACGTACCTGCGTTCGGCATTGCGGCCGGCTTGAGGCTTGGCATGGTTTTGCGAAACCGGGCGCGTTTTGCGTGAAGAGCCGCAGTCGGTGTGAGGCGGTAAGGTGCCAGAGATTTGATCCCCCTACCCATCCCCGCCTTGCCCGTTTCCTTGCGTTTACAGCCAACTGCGCGTTTTCGCGGCGGTCTGTGCACCCGTGGTCGGAATCGTGGCTGTGTGCTGCGGCTATCATGGGCAGACGGGCGGCCTGTTGTCTCGGCCCGACCAAGTTTCGGTGAACGGATCGAACACAATTGCGCCTGACTGTTGGAATTGCTGGAAGATCGCGTTCGCGATGTCGGGCTGGCTGATAAGCCATGCCAGCACATCGGATTGATCTGGAGCCCACGGCTTGGTGCGGTCGCGCCAGTGCGTGAGTGGAGGCATTCGAGATGCCGACTGTTGCGGCTTGGTCATTTTGTGGATTGCGGGTTGCGGGTTCGTTTCGGGCTCCTAACCCGCACCACGGCCCCGTGTAGATACACGGGGCCAGTGCGGGTTGCGGGTTAACACGCATTGCGGGTAATTTGCGGGTAGGTTGCGGGTTGCGGGTTGGGTACCCGCAGCAACACGCATTTTGCGGGTTCATGCGTGTTGCGGGTTCGCGATTCGGTAGGCCCCGAAGGACAGGGAAATGAGGCCAAACTTGGTCATCTCTCGTATCCACCGCTCGGCCGTTCGTTCTGACACCGTCTTGCCTGGAGTCGAGCGTGCATCGCAAAGCGCGGCCATGAGCTCTTTCCATGTGAGCGGCTTGCCATCACCAAGAGTCGTCTCCGCTAGGTCACGGTACTCTCTCTGCTTGCGAGACTCCGATGTCTCTGCGGGCTCAGCCTGCGCCGACACGTGCATCTGCTTCTCGTCCGACCAGCGGAAGCGCGGGCCCTTGTCCTTGAAGATCGGGGCGCGGCGTTGCTTCTCTGACCAGCAGACGCTGAGGTCGCCGTCCTTCTCGATTCGGAGGTTGGTCTCAGCCTTGCGCTCGAGCTGGGAGCCGAGATGTCCGCGTGCCTTCTCGAATCCACCCTTGCCCGACTGCGGGTTGAGGTGGAGGACGGTCACGATCGGGCAGTCGAAGCGGATCGCGAGGGCGTGGGCCTCAGCGAGGAATCCGTTGCACTCCTCGGCTGAGTTGACGTCGAGGACGAGGTCCGCGACGCCGTCGATGAAGATGGCGTGAATGCGACCGTGCCGGACGTAGGCGTCGACG